GGGCGTAGCCAAAGTGGACCTGGCCTATCGGGCGGTAAAGGACGATGTGCATCGCCGCGAGGACGGTCAGTTGATGGGGCGCAGCGGTCCGGAAGAAGTTCCTCTGCGCGACTATCTGAAGCAGTTTGTGCAAGAGAATCCCGAGTTGTTACCGGCCCGCATCACCGGCGGATCGGGAATGGGGTCGGGGCCGAAGGCGGCCTCGAATACCGGCGGATTCGATCTGGATAAAATTCGGCCGGGTATGAGTTCGGAAGAACTGGACAAGGTCCGCCAAGAGGTCTCCAGGGTGGCGAGTCAGGCACTCCGAGGGATGTAAGGAGGACGCCGGGAAGCGGCTGAAGGGAACGCAAGGCCCGGCGCGGGTTCGAGAACAACAAACGAGGTAAAGATTAATGGGAACAATTACATCAGCAAATGTAGCAAATGCAATCGTGAAGCTGGTCGCAGTGGACGCCCTGCCGGCGCTGGTAAGCAACCTGGTGATGGGCAACTTGGTCAATCGCGACTATGAGCCTACACTAGCCAATGCGGGCGACACGGTGAACGTGCCCATACCGCCGACGCTGGTAGCCAACAACATCGCGGAGGGCGGCATGGTTCAGACGCAGAATCCGAACCTGGGGAACGCCCAGATAGTGCTAAACACGCACGCGGAAGCGACGTTTCAGATTCCGGATGTAACGAAGGTGCTGGCAGTGCCGGACCTTCTGAAGTTGTATATGCAGCCGGCGGTGATTGCGATCGCGGAGCGGATCGAGTCGGACATACTAAACCTGTATTCGCAGTTCAGCGCGAATACAGCAGTTGGTACGGCTGGGATCGCGATCACGGAAGCAGTGGTCGACCAGGCAGAAACGACGTTGTTCCAGGCGAAAGTGCCGTCGGTGTCCAGTAAGTACCTGGTGGTGGATCCGGTGAGTTACTCGGCAATGAGACAGATTCCACGCTTCAGCGAATATTACTCGTCGGGCGACGCCGGCTTGCGGGCCCTGGTGGACGGCACGGTGGGCAAGATCAAAGACTTCTTCGTATTCCGATCGCAACTGGTGCAGAAAACCGGGAGCGGGCCAGTGAACACCCACAATCTGGCTTTTACGAGAGATGCGATCGGGCTGGTGATCCGCAGACTTCCGCAACCACTCCCGGGGACGGGCGCAATCGCGGAATACGCGGAAATGGGGAATTTTGGAATCCGGGTGGTGATGAGCTATCAGCCGAATACGCTGGGGCAGCAATTCACGGTGGATGTGCTGTACGGCACGGCGGTGCTTCAAAACGTATTTGGGGTACAGGTGAACAGCTAAGCAGCGGGAAGTGGGAAGCAAGGCGGGCAGGTGCAAGAAGGCGTCTGCCCGCGGTCAACAAAAGGAGCGGGATGGATTTACGGGTATTCTTTCAAAAGCTGCGAAAACTGGAGCGAGAAATCGCCGAACCGCATGTCGTCGTGGTGAGTCTGGAAACGCCCGACGGCGGGCGGCCGGGCCAGTTCGCCGAGGTTTCGAGGAGTAATGCAGCGCGGCTGATCCTGGAAGGGCACGCTCGCCTGGCAAGCACCGAAGAGGCGGCAGAGTTTCGAGCGGCGGCGCGAAAGGCGCTGGAGGAAGCGCAACAGCGGATGCTGGCGGAGAAGGTTCAAGTGAACGTGATCTCGGACGCGGATTTGCGAGCACTGAAGAGCGCATCGCGAATCGAGAAACGGTAGAGGGTAGGGAATTGCGATGGCGTTATTTAACGACGACCCCATCAGCACGGCGGTGGATCTTCAACAGTGCGAAAACTCTATCCTCACTGTCGCCAGCACGGAAAACATCAATCTGGCGTCGAAGCTAACGCTCGCTCAACAGGACCTGGCTAACGAAGTGGTGTCGTTTCTGCTGCGGCGGCCGCTACGTTGCGACTACTCACCATGGGGCGATGCAGCGGGATCCTTGAATTTGCGGAATTTGACCAATGTCGTAGTAACAGATCCCTTGCGGAGGTGGCATGTTCATCGGACGCTTGCGCTGGTTTATCGCGACGCCTATAACAACCAACTCAATAACCGGTATGAAGGCAAGTGGGCCGAATACGAGGTGCTGGCGAAGGCGAGCCAGCGGACTTATTTTCAGATTGGCGTTGGCTTAGTAGCCGACCCAGTCCCGGAGGCCGCGGCTCCGACGCTATCGAGCGTTGCGGGAACCTCGGCCGGCGGGACGTTTTACGTCGCGGCGACTTGGGTGGGCGCGACCGGCCAGGAAGGAGCGCCGAGCGAGGTGGTGCAATTGGGCACGTCCGACGGGCAACAGCTCTCCGTTAGCGTGGGTACTCCACCAGCAAATATCACGACCTGGAATGTTTATGTTGGAACGACTCCGGGAACGCTGACTTTGCAGAATGCGGATCCTGTGGCGGCCAGCATCGGCTGGACGATGACTTCGGCGCTGAATGCCGGTGTGGCGCTGCCAACGGGACAACTGCCGACGTGGTTCGCTGTGGACCAGCGCGCGATCGAAAGGGGCTGAGGATGCTGCAAATTGCTGGATCGAGCACGCAGAAAATATTAGGTGTGCTGGCCGCCGCCGCCGGCGTGCCCGCGGCCGTGGAAGCCTTGGTGGTGCAGCAGGGAATCAGCCTCCCGGCCATAACGACCCAGCAAATCATCGGGCAGAACGTGCCGCCCGATCTATCAGAACAGAGCACGCCAAACAATTATCCGCTGGTTTACGTTTACTGCAACAAAGTGGTCAATCAGCTCCGGGAGAAGTTTCGCACGTTTTCCGGAGAAGCTCAGATGACGGTAGAAGCGCGCGTCTCCCAGGACCGGCTGGATCAGATCGAAAGCAACCTGCAAGCCTACGTGGACGCCATCACTCAGGTCTTAGACAACAGCCGGGGCGATCTGGGAGATGGAGCGTTTTTCGCCGGCGAATACGAGGTCACTTTTGGCGGAGTGAAGCACGGAGGGCGCAATTTTCTGCAAATCGCTAAAATCTCATTCGCCCTGGAGATCAGCGCGGATTAGCGGGCGGCGGTTCAGACATCCTATGGCCTACATCCTTTCCAATGACAATCGATTTTACGTGGCTCTGGAGCAAAGCTACGGAGTTGCGGCTGCAATCAGCGCGAGCAATCGAATTCCCGCGGTGAAGTTGACGACGAAACAGAATAACGAGAAAGTGCAACGCGCGGACAAGACAGGATCGCGAACGTTTGCAGGATATCCCAACGGACTGCGGCTCCAGACGAGCTTCGGATTGACGACTTATATGGAGAATTGGGCGGATTCCAGCGCTTTGCCGCCGCACGGGCCGCTGTTTCAAGCTTGTCTGGGCGGAACGCCGGCACAATCGGCGGGCGGAACTGTAGCGAGCACGAGCGGCTTAACGACTCTGGCATTCACTGGGCCGCACGGTCTAAGTCCGGGAGGTGCAGTAACCAGCGGAGGAGAAATTCGATTTGTAACCGTCGTGGTGGACGCCAACACCATTCAGGTGAATGCGGCATTTTCCGTGACTCCGAACACCAGCTCGCAAACAGGACCGACGGCGATGTATCAGACCGCCGAGAATCTACCGAGCCTGACGCTCTACGATTACTGGAGCCCCACAACGGGAGTGCAGCGCGTTCTAGGAGGGATGGCGGTAGACGCGCTGTCGATCAAAGTGAACGGTGATTTCCACGAGTTCGCTTTTAGCGGCCAAGCCCAGGACTTGGTGGACACCACAAGCTTCGAGAGCGGGCAATTTGGGTTATCGAGCTATCCGGCTGAGCCCACCGTGACGCCGATCAATTACTCGATCATCCCAGGAAACCTGGGGCAGGTGTGGCTGGGAAGCTCGCCGACACGTTTTTTCACTCTTACGAACGCCGAAGTCACGTTCGAAAACAATCTTGAACTACGGGCGAGTGAATACGGCTCAGTACTGCCCAGCACCATCGTTCCCGGACCGCGCACTGTGACGATTAAGTTCAGCCTATACGAAATGGACGATGCAGGCACGGCGGCGCTCTATCAGGCGGCGCGGCAAAGATCGCCGATTAGCGTAATGATGCAACTTGGGCAGCAACAAGGCGAATTATTTGGCCTATATATACAGAGCGTTGTGCCGGAAGTGCCCGCTTTTGACGATTCCGACAAGCGGCTACAGTGGCAATTTCAAAGCAGCCGGGCGCAGGGAAGCGTGAACGATGAGATTTTTTTCGCGTTTGGGTAAGGAGCAAAGTGCGACCGACGGCGAGCGGGGAAGCGCGGTCCGAAGCGGTGTCGTCCGCTACGACAGCATCACTGAGATTGACTCCAAGACCTCACCAGGAGTGAAGTTCGCTATCCACCGGATCTCGTTTGGGCGGCGGATGGAGCTGAGCCGCCGGGTCCGAGAGATCAGCAGAAAGGCGGAGTTTCTGGCGGCGAGCAACGAGTTGCGTGAAAAGATCGAAGCGAACATCCTGGCGCAAGAAATCGATGCGATGTACCTGGAGTGGGGACTGGTAAGCGTGGACGGATTAATCGTCGACGGCGAGCCGGCCACGGCCGCCCAGTTACTTGAAAAGGGACCGGAAGATCTGGCGCGCGAGGTAGTGAGCGCTATCCGGCAAGAGTGCGGGTTGAGCGAAGCAGAAAGAAAAAACTGATTGTCGCGTTCCATTTTCAGCGTGGAAATAAGGCCGCGTGGAATTGCGACCAATGCAGAAAGAGCGGCCTGGAGAAGAAGCGGCGGTGCGGCTGGCTGGCCAACGACGCCGATGCGACCACGGACGCTGTCTGGGTTCGCGGGAGGGTGTCGCTCGCGACCTGTCCGACGTCTTACGTGACAGCGGAGAGCATGGCGTTGCTGGAGGAGTTCCATGCGTGGAAGCTTTGCGGCGCGGGGGACGTTTACAAATTGCCCGCGCGCGCGGTGGAGGCAATCTTTGTATTGGAGAACGAGCTGAGAACGGAAGGCAACGATGGCGAGAAGTAAGTGGGAAGATCTCTTACCACCAAGCAGTGCCGGGGGCGCGTCACGAAGCGACTTACTCGGCCAACTGGCGGCATTTACGGGCGGGGGTTCCACGAGTGGAGGAGGCGCCGGTTCCGTTGGGAGCGGCCTGACCGAGGGGAGCAACTCCGATCTGACCGAGCAGTTGACTTCCTTGACTACAGAAATCACCAGCCTCAGTTCCGTTCAGCAATCGCAGATCAGCGCTCTCCAGGACAATACGCAAGCGGTTACCTCGAACACTTCGTCGAAGAGTAGCGGCGGATCTTCCGTGGCGAGCACGGTGGAGAGCGCTGCATCGAGTTTTCTGGGCGGAGGTCTGAGCAGTCTATCGCCCTTGATCGGCGGAATCTTGAGCCTGTTCGGAGGGGGCGGTCAGATATTGGCTCCGCCCTCTCCGTTCATGCTTCCGGCGCCGGTGCAATCGCAGGCGGGACTGACGGGGAGCGCGCCCGGAGAAGTGGCGCCGGTTAGTTACGGAGAAACCGGCCAGCCACGGGCCCAGTCGGCCGGCGGATCAGCACAGGTGACGATTCAAGTGAACGCGATGGACAGCCAATCATTTATAGATCACAGCGACGACATCGCCAACGCGGTGAAGCAGGCAATTTTAAACTCCAATTCCTTAAACGACGTGATCTCCGCTTTATAGCTATGAGCGCTTTTCCGACACTGAAAACCGGGGCTGTGATGCAGTACCCGGCTCAGCGCGGCGTTCAGTATTCGACCACCGCCCTGCAATTCGTGGATGGATCCGAGCAGCGATTCTGTAATTATCAAGCGCCACTGCACCGGTGGGTAATTCAGCTTAGTTTACTGGATCAGAGCGAGTTGCAAGAGTACCAGGAATTTTTCCGAAACATAGCCGGGCCAGCCGGGGACTTTTCCTTTACCGACCCCTGGGACGGGACGAACTATCCAAGCTGCAGCCTGGCAAGCGACACTATCGCGGCTGTGCTGGCGGCCGAATGGAACGGCCAGACTTCGCTGACGGTGCTAGAGAACGCAAGCTGACATGCTCTACTATCCGCAGCTCACGACCGGCGCCGTCTCCCAGTTTCCGGTTACGCGTAACACCTATATGCGGACAGTTTCCAACCAACTGCCGAGCGGATATACGATCCGGATGGCCGATACAGGCGCGCAAAAGGTGCGGTGGCGGCTTCAATATTCCAGCCTTACCGATTCGGAAATATCTTCCATCGAAAGCCTTTTTGAAGCTTCTGAAGGTCAACTCAATACGTTCACGTTCCTCGATCCGACCGACAATTTGCTGATGTGGAGCGAAGACTGGACACAAGCGGTGTGGGCACCGGATCCGCTACTGCAGGTGACCCCCGGAGTGTCGGATCCAGTGGCAGGCAGCGATGCGATGCAGCTCACGAACATCGCGGAAACTACACAACAGATTGTGCAGAACACCAACGGCCTCAGTTCGTTCGTCTACTGTTATAGCGTCTACTTACGCAGCGCTGTGCCAGCGACGATCCAGTTGGTTGTCACGGCCACGGGGCAAACTGTCCTAACGCCGATAACCACCGGCGCTTCCTGGACGCGGGTGACGACTTCCGGCAGCCTTTCCGTCCAGCAGGACGGGATTGGATTTGGAGTGCAATTGCCGGCGGGCGTCCAGGTGGACGCGTTCGGTGCGCAAGTGGAAGCACAGCCTGGAGCCGGATTGTACAAGAAGACGATCGACTTGGGCGGCGTTTATGCGAGCACGCGATTTTCCGCCGACTTATTCGTCGGCACAGCCACGGCCGTCAACCAAAACTCCTGTGAGATCGATTTAATTAGCAACCTGTATTGAGACCGACAGCAGAGTAAAAACCACCGCCTGGAAGGCGGTGGCTGTAGTAACGGACTATAAGTCCTGTTCCGGCCGAAGGCCGGCACAATGGGCCCCGCACCAAGCGGGCTTCAAGAAGTAGATGGACTCAACCATCTA